GCCAAGCGGCTTCAGGCGCTCGACGCGCAGAAGGAGATCGAACTGTGACCGCCATCATCATCGACACCGAGACGACTGACAACAAGCCCGAGGAAGCCGAAGCGATGTCGCTCGCCTTCGTCCACCTGGACATCGAGACAGGCCTCGTCTCCGCCCCTCACGAGTCCTTCTACAAGCCGAGCAAGCCGCCCAAGTTCGGCGCTCTCGCCACCCACCACATCCTGATGGAGGAAGTCGAGGGCATGCCGCCGTCGAAGGAGGCTCTCGCGCACGTTGACTCCGCCGAGTACTGGATCGGCCACAACATCGACTTCGACTGGACCGTCCTCGGAAAGCCGCAGCGGGTCAAGCGCATCTGCACGCTCGCCCTGTCTCGTGCGCTGTGGCCGGAGTGCGATTCCCACTCCCTCTCCTCCATGGCCTACTACCTGCTGGGGGCGACAGAAGAAACACGTGCGCGGGTAAAATCCGCACATTCAGCCCTCGCTGATGTCCACCTCTGCGCATCCATCCTCCAGGTCATCTTGAGCCTGCTCAAGCCCCATTCCCTCCAGGACCTGTACGAGGAGAGCGAGGACGCCCGCATTCCCCGCATCATGACCTTTGGGAAGCACAAGGGGAAGAAGATCGAGGAGGTCGATCGGGGGTACAGCAACTGGTACAGGAAGCAGCCGGATCCCGATCCCTATCTGCTCGAAGCGTTCAAGCGCGCGGGGATCTGAGATGAGGCCGCGGGCAAGCATGCGCCTGTTCAAGGCTCTTGCGCAGAAGAAGCGGATCACCGCAACTGACCTCATGATCCTCGCCGAAGTAGACCCGACCACGGCCTACCGATTCCTCAAGGATGCCAAAGAAGCCGGCATCGTCAAGCAAACTGATGAGTGCTCCCTCAATAAGGGTCACCCATCCATCATCTGGGAGTACATCCTGTGAACAATTCCGACTTCACCAAGCTCTTCACCGAGACGATGAAGACGATCGAAGGCCTTCTCATCGTCAAGGGAGGTGAGTACGCCGGGGATGCCGACCGCCTCGCGAACTTCAAGCGTGGAGCCAAGCTCGTCGGGGTGACGCCACTCCAAGTGGCGTTCATCTACGCCTCCAAGCATTATGACGGGATCGCCACCTACGTGAGGGACATGGCCGACGGAACCGAGCGAAAGCGGAGTGAGTCCATCGAAGGACGGCTGGACGACCTGATGAACTACTGCCTGTTGATGAAGGCGCTGATTCGGGAGGGGTCCGCAGTCTCCAACGCCACTGTTTCGGCAGAGCGCAGCAGGACTTACGCCGATGGCGCAATTCTTGGAGGCTCAGATGCCCGCCAGCGGTGAAGGTTCTCCCTCCGCCCGCATCATGATCGTGGGGGAAGCCTGGGGTTCTACCGAAGAATCCCTTGGCCAACCCTTCGTCGGAGCTTCCGGGCAGGAACTCAACAAGATGCTCCACGAGGTCGGGATCACGCGGAACGAGTGTTGGCTGACCAACGTAGTCAACGCTCGCCCGCCGATGAACGACATCGAGAAGTGGGTGACACTCAAACGAAAGGACATTCAACCTGACATGATCAAGTGGCGTGATCGCTGGATCAAGCCCATCGTGAAGCAAGGCTTTGACCAGCTGCTCACGGAAATCCAGTTGATCAAGCCAAACGTCATCGTCGCCCTGGGCAACGTGGCGATGTGGGCTCTGACTGGTGCGAGCGGGGTGCTGAAGTGGCGCGGCTCCCAGCTCCGCATGAACGTGGGAAGGGAGATGTACCCCTCCGGTCTGCTCGGCCCGATGGACAAGCCCTGGGCGGGCAAGCTCATCCCCACGCTGCATCCGGCCTACATCCTCCGCGACTATGGGATGAGGCCCATCGCCATCAACGACTGGAAACGAGTGCTGCGTGAGTGGCATTCAGAGGAGTACGCAAATGAGCCCAACTGGAGATTCATCGTTCGTCCATCGTTCTCGGTTGCAGCTGGCGCTCTCCAAGAGTTGCGGGAGAAGCTCGACTCTGGTGTACTCGAATGGCTCGATTTTGACCTTGAGACTCGTGCTGGTCACATCGCCTGTGCGGGGATATCGTGGTCAAAGACAGAGGCAATCAGCATCCCCTTCATGTGCGTCGAGGACAAGCAAGGGTACTGGATGCCGGGGGAAGAGGCAGAACTAGTCTGGAGACTGTACAAACTCCTGACCCACCCTCGCGTCAAGGTGCGTGGCCAGAACATCTTGTACGACTGCCAGTACACCTACCGTCACTGGCACTTCGTCCCTCGCGTCGCCCAAGACACGATGATCGCACACCACTCGGTGTTCTGCGGTCTCCCTAAGTCTCTGGCCTTCCAAGCCTCGATGTACTGCGACCACTACGTCTACTGGAAAGACGACGGCAAGACGTGGACGCATGACGTCTCCGAGGAGCAGCTCTGGCGATACAACTGCGTCGACTGTGTGCGGACTCGGGAGGTCGGTGAGGTCGAAGCCGCCACGATCGAGAAGCTCGGCATGCAAGCTCCCGATGCCTTCCAGCAGAAGTTCTTCTGGCCTGTTCTCCAGTGCATGCAGCGAGGGATCGCTGTCGACAAGAAGGTCCGCTCGAAGTTCGCCGAGGAACTCCTCTGGGAGATGGAGAACCGCGAAGCCTACTTCAAGCGAGTCCTTGGCCACACTCTCAACCCGAAGTCGCCCAAGCAGATGTGCGAGCTCTTCTACGAAGACCTCAAGCAACCCCGCAACTTCTCTCGGGCAACCAAGGGCTCTCCACCCCACCTCACCTGCAACGATGAGGCCCTCCAAAAGATTGCCCTCCGTGAACCAATCCTCAGACCCCTCATCAAAGCCATCGGAGAGTATCGAAGTCTCGGAGTATTTCTCTCCACCTTCGTTCTTGCCCCACTCGACGTTGATGGTCGCATGCGAACGTCTTACAACATTTGTGGTACGGAGACTTTTCGCTTCTCCTCATCCGAGAACGCTTTTGGTTCCGGGACAAACCTACAGAATATCCCTAAGGGTGGAGAGGATGAAGACGGCGGACTCTCCCTCCCCAACGTCCGCAAGATCTTCGTACCAGACCCCGGCTTCACCATCTTCGACACCGACCTCAGCAAAGCCGACCTCCGCATCGTAACGTGGGAGTCGGATGAACCTGAGATGAAAGCCATGCTCAAAGAGGGGCGTGACCCCTATGTGGAGATTGCTCGTGAATTCTACAAAGATCCCTCGATCAAGAAGACCCGCGACGACGGTAGTGAGAACCCGAAGTACAGAACCTTTAAGAGCTTTGCTCACGGTACTCACTATCTCGGGACTCCTTTCGGGCTTGCTGGTCGTCTTGGACTTTCAGTTCACCAAGCAGAGACTACCCAGCGTTGGTATCTCGGCCGGTTCAAGCGGATCAAAGCCTGGCAAGATGAGTTTTGTGCAGCTCTCAAGTCCAGACGCTACGTTGAGAATATCTTTGGATACCGAAGATACTACTTCGATCGTGTGGATGACGCTACCTGCAGAGAAGCAATAGCTTGGCTTCCGCAGTCGACGGTTGCGCTGTACATCAACAGGATCTGGATGAACCTGTACGAGCAGTATCCGCACATCTGGGTCCTCCTCCAAGTGCACGATTCGCTCGTCGGCCAGTTCCCTACGTGGCGTAAGCAAGAGTGCCTGAAGCAACTCGAGGCCGCTGGGCAGATCGTCCTGCCCTACAGCGATCCTCTGGTGATTCCAGTCGGCGTCAAAACGAGTGAAAAAAGTTGGGGAGATTGCTGATGGCCTATAATTCTTACTCCAGAGAGATGCCAAACTTCGGCATTTTCAGTATCAATGATACACGAGACGGCCCCGAGAAAGTTCTGCAAGGAGGCTTTGATACGGAAGAGGAAGCACGCGCTACATACAACAGATGGCACAAGTTTTCACCAAACGTATTCTTGTGCCAGATCGTAGTTCTGGAGCACAACGGAGGTCGCAAGTGACCCGTCTTCTGAAGGATTGGCTTCCTGCCTTCATGGACTACACCACAGGGACGGAAGCTCCGCGCATCATGCACTTCTGGGTAGGCGTCTCAGCCATCGCAGGAGTGCTCCGTCGCCGAGTGTGGATCGACATGAAGCGCTTCAAGTGGTACCCCAACTTCTACATCATCCTCGTTGCGCCGCCAGGAGTGATCTCCAAGACCACCACGATGGACATGAGCATCGAGCTGCTCAAGCAAGTCCCCGGTATCAAGTTCGGACCGGACGTTGTGACCTGGCAGGCGCTCGTCACCAAGTTCGCTGAGGCTGGTGAGGAGTTTCCTTACGGCGAGGACTTCATTCCGATGTCGCCACTCACACTGGCCTCGGGCGAGTTCGGCAACCTGATCAACCCACAGGACCGAGACATGATCAACCTGTATATCACCCTTTGGGATGGCAGGTCGAGCTTCGAGAAGGTCACGAAGATGTCGGGGAACGACACGATCTCAGCGCCTTGGATCAACATGATCGGCTGCACCACACCGCACTGGATCGCAGACAACATGCCGTCAGCTACTGTTGGCGGCGGTTTCACTTCCCGCTGCGTGTTCGTCTATGGGGACAAGAAGGAAAACTTCATCGCCTACCCAGACGAGCACACCAAGCCAGATCACGAGGAGTATCAGAGGAAACTCTGGAGCACATGGCAGTCACCCTCCTCGGGCCGTTCGAGATCACCCCCGAGGCTCGCACGTGGGGGCGAGAGTGGTACAAGGTGCTGTGGTCAGAGACGAGCAAGACAATCGACGACGACCGGCTTGATGGCTACCTCGCCCGCAAGCAGACTCACATGCACAAGCTCGCAATGATCTTGTCTGCCTCCGCAGGCGACTCCATGCGGATCGAACTCGAGCATCTGGTTCTCGCTGACAAGATGCTTGCGGCTACGGAGACTGACCTCGACAAGGTGTTCTCTCGGATTGGCCGCTCCGAGGACTCGCTGCAAGCCGAGCGTTTCCTCGGGTTCGTCCGGCGCCACGGCAAGGTGTCCTACGAGAAAGCCCTCCAGTTCATCCAGTCCTACTTCCCGGACTTCAGGGACTTCGAGGGTATGCTCACAGGCCACATTCGAGCTGGGCTCATCCGAGTGGAGTTCCACGGAATCCCCAAGATGCGGGCGAACGGAGAGATGTACCAAGATGCCAATCTGATCTACACGGGAGACTGAGATGCCCCACCCAGCTCGCGGCCAGTCCATCAAAGAGATGGTCACCCAAGATCTTGGGTATTGCTGCCTCCCCTTCTTCTTCTCGCGCTACAAGAAAAACGCCCTGATCGCTGCTCGATTAGGAGTCAGCGACAGGGCGGTCAGGTACAACAGAGCAGAGGTGCTGGCTAGTAGGGTTACCTGCGAAAATTGCTCTGGCTGCTTGGAGAAGCGGCTGGCCAGCAAACCAGCAATCTCTCCTTAGTTCACCGAGCGAGACTGCTCGTACCAGTTCGTTCCGTCGCAGAGCAGGGTGATCGTGTCATCCGCTGTTGTGACGAAGTTCCCGGCCAGCTTCAGGTTCCCGCCATCCGTAAAGGTGAGGATGCCTTGGAACACCAGTGTCACTGTCCGCCCGGCAAATCCTAGCGCCGTGAGCGAGGTGACAGCTGCGACGCCGCTGATGAAAGCGATCCTCGTCCCAATCGGCAAGGTTAGCGCGGCTGCCGAAGCCACAGTCGGCGGGGTCGTCTCGTTCGTGTAGACGTCCACATTCGCCACTGACGCATTGGTAGCCGAGAACGAGCAGGCTGTGATCAGAGCCGAATCCCCTGTGTAGATCTGGTTCCCAAAGAACTGGAAGCTCGGGCCAGCACCACTCCACCTGTGGACAGATCCGCCGGCGAGAGCCGCTGTGATGTTGACTTTGGTCTTCGAGTTCACCATCCCTGTGTTGTTGGCCGAGTCGTAGTTGATGATCCCACCATTGTCGAGCGCGGCCACCTGCGGAGTCAGGTTGATGTCGAGGAAGTAACTCGTCTTCGACACGAACATGAAGCGCTGGGTACCTTCCAGCACGCCAGAGAACTCGCACCCGGAGATAGTGTCGATGAAGATAGCGTAGGGGTTCGATCCCGTCGCTGTGCTGACGGTGGCCCAATAGCAGTTGATGAATCGGAACGACAGGATCTGGTCCAGGATCATCACGTAATTGTGCTTCGTGTGACGCAGGAAGTTCACCGCGATGAACGTCCCCACGACGCAGGAGACGATCACCATGTCCTGCGTACCCGAAGTCGGTGGGAAGCTCCCGTTCGGGTTCTGCGTGATGAAGGCAGGGACATCGGCGCGGATGTCGGAGTTCTTCCAGACGTTCTGCTCCGCTCGGCAGTTCACGATCCCGTAGGTGCCTTGCCCACCGTTCGCTGCCGTGTTCGTCCCGACGTAGATCTTGACGTTCTCGAAGTTGTTGTAGAGGGTGTACGGATTGCTCGTGCAACGGTTGAACAAGATGCCCACCGTAGCGGTGTAGCTGATGAACTCCACACCCTTAACGTAGCAGTTGTACGCGCTCGAGAAGTCCGCGATGTAGCCAGTGGAGTCGGAGAGGATTGTCGCCTTCCCTACTGCGATGATTTGGAGGTCATCACGCTGGGTACAGTCGAGCACCGTCGCTGTGCGGTAGGTCTTCGTGACGAGCAGCACCGTTGCGCGGCCAGCCCCTCCGGAAGTCTTGCTCGGACAGTACGAGTCCGCTCCATTGACCACGCAGTCGTAGGAGGCCTGAAGAGCCGCGTACATCGCCGTCGTGCCGGGAGCTGCGTTCGAGGTCCACCAGTCAGGATAGACTGTGGGGGAGCAATCCAACCACTGCACTTTCCCCGTACCAACGCAGTTGAAGATCTGCCTCGGGAGAGCCCAGCGCTGGGAGGCTGGCTGCGTGAACAGCAGGGTGATGCCAGTCGCTACCTTGAGCACTGCGCCGTACTCGAAGTAGCAAGGGCTGTTGATCGTGAGGTTCGAGTCGATCAAGTAAATGCCAGGGCTGAAGACAAGGCACTTGCCTGCGGTGACCGCAGCTGTGTCAGCAGCCGTGATGTCCGCGACCGAGCTGGCCACACCGTCAGAGGGCGTCTCCCACGGAGCATCCTGCACGGAGTAGGTTGCAGCAAGCCGCGCCCCCACACTCCCCTTATCATAGGAGAGGATCGGGCTGAATGCCATGAGGCCAGCCCCTTTGAGTGGATCAAGGGTATCGAGGAATCGGGAGCCTGCTGCTCCGTAGATCGCATCGTTGACGTCCTGGTTCCAGGCGGTGGGGATGACGGTGACTTTGTCGATGATGGTGCCGAGATCAGCCATTGAAGCCTCACAAAGTGATGGTAGGATCGAACATGGGAGAGACGTAGCCAGATACCTCGCACCCGGATACGGAGAGACCGGACACTGCGGACATACCGTTCGGAGTGCAGAACTGCGTGAACACATCCGCAGGCATCGGCTGTGTCCATGGAGGAGTCATGTTGTCGGTGACACTCCTTACGAAGTCTTGCGGATGCCTTGGCTCCCAATGTTGTGGGCAGACGAAGTAGCCTTGCCAGTGCCTCCGCAGCTGCGAGGCTTTGAACTTTCGTCCACACTGGTAGCAGACTGAGTTCCAATCCCCCAGATCGAGGTAGTCGGCTTTGCCGCGCGGTGGTTGCGTCATTGCTTGTCCTTCGGATAGTAGCGGGCCTCGGCTTCACGCTCCGCCTTCTTCGCAGCCTTCTCGTTCGCCTTCTCTGCCCCACCGAATTGGTGTGCATAGAGGAGACGGCCGACAACAGGAAGGTACTGGATGGCCTTGGGATCGCGAGCCATGATCTGGTCGAACATCTGGTAAGGGGGGACAGCAAGGCCAGCAGTCGCCTCGAGTGGCTTGCCTTGCCTTGCCTTGTCCCGAACGTACTCCGACCAGCCGAACGTCTTCATCATGTTGGCAGGGATGTCGCCCCACTCCAACTTGTCGTCCCTGCCGAGCATCCAGTTGCGGATGAAGTCTGTGGAGGCTCCAGCGATGCCAAGGGCAAGGCCGTAGCGCAGGGCCATCTCAGTCCCGCGGACAGCGTTCCCTCGCTTGAACTCCTGCACCACATTCCGCCTGACGATGTCAGCTTGCTTCAGCATGTAGGTCTTGAGCATGTAGACCACTCGTCCGTTCGGCATGTCGAGGTAGGCTTGGGGAACCTCCAGCTTGGAGATCGGCTGCAGATCGGACAGCTCGGAGAACAGCACGCCTTTGGTGAGATCGGTCATCTCCTTCGAGCGGAAGTCGGCCACGAGCTGGTTGATCTCCTCGGGGGAGTAGGCTTCGCCATACTTCCGCTTGATCTCGTCGATGCCCTTGGCCGTCTGGGAGAGGCGGCGATACTTGTCGAAGGCGGCGTTGATCGCGGTGGCTTTGCCGAGCTGGTCGACGAGGGAGAAGCCAGAGAGCTTGAACGTCGCCTCGAGGAACTTCGCAGAGCTAAGCTCACGGCCGCCGACAATCACAGGCTTGCGAGCGCCGCCTGCAATCTCCTCGGAGATGTGATCCACGAGGCCGAGATCACGCACAGTCATTCTCGCGGGATCGCGAGTGACGATCTGCTGGAGGGCCTTGACCGTCGGCAGGATTCCGTAGGCTGCGACCGAAGTTCCGATGTCCCCCAGCTGCACAGCGGCCGAGGTCAGGTGCCCGAGCAATCCCGCGTTGGCAAGGTTCTTGAAAGTCTGGATCGGACCGGCAGAGGCTTTCTCGCCCGGGCCAAACCTCGAGGTGAGGATGGAGCGCAAGTCCTCTGCCTGCACATCGTCGATCTTGCCGGATAGACGCTCCTTGTTGACGACGTTCCCGATGGAGAGGTCGATGTTGGCCAGCCCGGTCTCCGGGTCTCTCACCAGATCGTCTCCGAAGAAGCGAGCTCGCTCAAGCTCCTTACTCACCGCGCGCACGTACAGGGGGAGGGACTCGCTCGCCGGTGCGTAGAAGGGGGCTAGCTCTGCGGTCACCTCATCAACCGAGCGCTTCTTGAGGAAGCCCGGTTTGCCTTGGGAGGGACGAGACTTGAGGTACTGGTTAATGATCTGGGAGGTCTCGACAGGGCTCAGATCACGCCCGTCCTTGCGCATCGCCAACTGGCGAGCCGTGTCGATCTTCTTCTGGAGGAAGCTGCGATCCTCCTGGCCGAGGGCCTTGAGCAACCCAGGTACGTCCACTACCACACGGGGGTAGTAGTCCTGCAGCATTCCCTTGAGACGACCAGCCTGCATCAGGTCCTTGCCGATCCCATCGAGCAGGCCGCGGACCTTGCCCCACTCCTTGACGAGGGCAGGGTTGCCAGACTCCGCGAGGAGGTTGACCACTGTTCGCGAGTCATTCGTGAGGATCGCCTGGTTCAGACGGTCACGCAACTCAGATGGGACCTTGCGGAGCGACTCGACAAAGGGAGCGACTGCGTTGAGGTTCTCGTTCGTGCGGGTAAGCACAAGCCGCTCGTGCTCCCTCATCCGGCGGAGGAGTGCCGGAGACATCTCGCCGATCCGAGTGGAGATCAGGCCAAGTCCGTACTCGACGCCACGACCAGCAGACTCAGCCCACTCGGCCACTGCAGGAACTCGGGACTTGGCGAAGAGGGCGAGGCCTGTGATGGCCGCTCCGATCGCTGCGTTCTTTGCACGAGTCTCCTGGGAGGAGAGGTAAGCAGTGAGCGCTGCGCCACCTCCGATGAGGGCGACGGACTTGGCGAGTTCAGGATCGACTCCGCCGAATTGCTGAGAACGCGGGCCAGCTGGGGTGGTCTTGGAACCTTCGACAGGGACCTCAAGCCAGGTGTGGCCAGAAGGGTCGGTATACCCCTTGCCGCCGAGTTGACGGAGGAACTTCTCGACGTCAGACTTGTAGCGGTTGTAGATGCCTTGGTGTTCTGGGTGAAAGCGAGTTTCCGGTCTGTTGTACGGAACTGAGCGATTAGAAGTCCCGTGGCCAGCTGCACGATCCCAAGCAGCTTGCTCATCCGGCCACCCCTCCACCTTCGCCACTGTATCTGCCGTAGCGAAGCGAACTTGCCTCTCCCCGGAGCGAGCCGCATCCGCCAGCTCCTCGCGAACAAGCCGCTTGTGCCAGTTCTTGAGCATGGGTTCAACGGCAGCAGAGCTCAACGAGGATGCTAGTTTGGAGGTATGCTCCGCATAGAGAACGGAAATTCCGTCTCTATAGCGACTAAGTGCTGTGCGAAGAGCTTGGAGTTCTTGCAGGTCCCCAGACTCCTTTACTCTACCCAACACGTTGTCCCAAAGTTCGAAAACGTCGCCAGTGTACCCGCGCGATTCGAGAGTTTGCCCCAGCTTCATTTTCACGTCGGGATTCATTTTCTCCAGCTGACGAACCTTAGCCTCAAGATTGTCTGGAAGATAGCTGCGAATATCACTAGAGTTGATGACGCGCAATTGCCTGAGATTGTTAGCAGCAGAGTCGCGGAGACTTTGGACCTCTTCCGGAGCCAGCGCCTTCCCCGCCTTCTGCGCCAAGTCGCTCTGAATCTCCACCACATGCCGCACGCCGCCCTCTTCGAACACTCGTGTGTGGCCGAAGTAGTTAGGGTCGTTGAAGTGGTTGTTGTCGCCGAGCTTGATCGGGGATTGCCAGATGTGGGTTTCGGCTGGGGGGCCATCAAGTGCCATAACAGCTCTGCCACGCCACTCGGCAAGGATGTCATCGGGAGTTGCGCCAGTGAGGCCGGGGACAGAGTCGAGTAGCTGGCCATCCGGATCAAGAATGTCGTAGAGACCGGAGTGAGGATTTCGCTGGATCGTCGCCTGCTCAATACCAGCGCGCTCAAACTGGGAGTCCTCCGGAACAACTCTGTTGATCGCATCGAGGCCGTAGTTGGCGTAGGAGTCGCTTGTCTTCTTTCCAAGCTCAAAGTCTCCCGTCGCCTTCTTCACCCCAAGCATCAAGTCCTTCGCAGTGATCTTGTCTCCTGCCCCCTCCAGCACCTTCGCGAAGACGTCCTTCTCCGCCTTCGTGACATCTGCCCGCTTGAGCTGGTCTTCGATCATCTGACGAGGGAACTCGAACCTATTCGGGGGCAGGCGCTCGAGAGTCAGCAGAGTAGTCGGAGACTCAGCCAGGATTGCGCCGAGCGGGGAAGCCTTGCCGAACTGCTCGAGCCTCTCCACCGTCAGCGGAGTGCGGCCACGACCAAGCAGCAAAGCACCTCCGCCAATCGCCAGAGCAGCCTCTTCCTTGTCCGGCTTGTACGCCATCGCAAGGCCCAAGCCAGTCGCCCCCACAGCCATCGCCGTGATAAGATCTTTGTCCACTGCCCCCCTCGCGAGGTTAGGGCGATTCCACTCGGACTTCGAGGCGTTGACAGCCACCTTTTCCTGGGCCGTCAGATCAAACGCCCGACCTTGAGCCATCTTGGCCAACCCGGAGTCGAGGGCTTTCGGATCGGTGACCCTCAGCCCATTCACCGGGTCTGCTTCGAAGATCCTCGGAGCTTCGTCCACGACGGTAGTGGCGGGACCGCGGGTCCGAGCCATCTCCTCGCTCGGCGGCAAACGTGAAGCCAAAGCTCTCTGCTCGACCATACCCTCTGCAAGTTGTTGCTGGCGTGTCGCATAGTCGGGCTCCTCGAGGAAAGCCGCTCGCACATCTGCACGCTTCTCGCGGCGAGCTTTTGCTTCAGCTGTCTCGACCGTGCGGAGTTCGTCAGGTGTGGACGCGCGAATGCGGGGCTCCGGACCAGGTCGCTTCGGAATGATCGAGCCGGTGGGAAGGGTGAGCGGAGCGTTTTCCGCTTCAAGCAACTTGGCAGCTTCAGCTTGCGCAGCCAGCTTCCCGTCGACAGGTTCGAGCTTTGGCTTACCAAGGCGGGCAACGGCGGGATCAACTTGACTGGCAGTGCCACGAGCCCCGAGAGCGAACAGGGCTGTATTCACCAGGCTCTCGGTGTCAGCCTTGGTCAGCGCACCACGCGTGTTCCGCTCGACCCACTCGCCGCCTTTGGACAGCAGGCCCATCGCCTTGTCCATCACCTGGTTGACGTCCGAGTCTGTGTACCCCTGCTCATAGCCGAAGACCTTCATCAGCTTCTGCACGGGATTGGTGAGAGCTTCAGGGGCCATCTTGGCCAGCTCCTTGCCGACCAGCTCAGCGTCTTGGCGAGTGCCACCGGAGGCAAGCGCTTTCATCCGCCCGCCGATGTCGAGGCCGACAGCAAGAGCTTGCCCAGGCAGGCCAAGGACCATATCACCAACCGCAGCGACGTTCTTTCCGAAGGCGGCTGCTCGATTACCAAGCGCACCTGCGAAGGTGTTCTCCGCATCCAGCGCTTCCTTCGACAGAGGGTCTTTCTCCTTCACCCCGAGGAAAGCTTCGGTGGACAGGAGGCCTGATTTTGCGGGGGCGGTATTCCCGGATTGAACCCCCGGCGAAGTGCCGAGGAATTCTTCCGCGCTGAGTTCAGGCATGGATCACTCCTCGTCGATGTTGTCGTCTTCGAGACCGGCGGCGGAGCCCACTGCAGGCGCACGAACAGGCTCAAAGCCCTTGCCGTTGTACTTCGCCACTTGCCCGCCAGCGCCGATGTAGTAGCGACCAACTTGGAAGGCTGTCGAAGCGGAGGCTTTGAGGGCAGTGTCTGGTGTCTTCCCGCCACCCTTGAACTTGGTCTCCTTCTTGAACCCTCCGAGAGAGGAGACAGCTTCGAAGTCCCCAGCCTTGATCGCGTTGGTCGTAGCGCGCTCGAGGGCTGTGTTCCAGTCCAGCCCCTTGTTCGCCTTGAGCATGGCCTTTGCCTCACTCGCGATTTGCAGGGGGGCGACTTGGGCGTCCGCTTCGGTCAGGGGGGACTCGAGCTTGCTCTCGAGGAGCTTTCCGGCGTCGACCACTTCCTTCTTGGTTGGTGAGCCGACAGCTTGGTTGCGGCCAGTTGACCCGCCATTCTTCTCGAGCAGGTCTGTACGACGCTCACGGTCCGCAACCTGCCGCTCGAGGATGCCCTCACGGAAGCCGAGGTACTTCTCACGAGCCTTTGCCAGGCGATCTTGGATGGCCGTCTTCTTGCTGTCCTCGATCGCAGCCAGGCGATCCTTCTCCTTCAGCAGAGTGCCGCGAGCCATCTCGACGTACTTTGGGTTGTACGGGAGGCCGGCAAACGGGTTCTCCGTTCCAGGGAACATTTGCCCGAACATCATGTTGGCTGCATCCCAAGACGTCTGATCACGGGCGTTTGCATAGAGACCGCTCGCTCGGTCGATCAGTTCGGTTTGGACCTTCACCCCGCGCTCGGTGGCGAGGGCGTCAGCTGCTCCTGCTTGAGCATCCTTCACACGAATCTCGGCCGACTTGGTCGCCAGGCCAGCTGCGGCTGCTGGCTGCCCCAGCTTCATGAGCTGGCTCGCCGCGTCTTCGATCCGATCGGCGACAGATCCCGTCGGACCATCTTTCAGCTGCCCCATCGCCGCAGCAAGCTTTTGCTGCTCCTGCGTCTTCTGTTCTTGCTGCTGCGCCACAGCCATATCGTGGCGACCTTGGGCAAGCTTGACGAACTGCGCAACCGAGTCTTGCTGGGCAAGGCGAAAGCCTGACTCCGCCGGACCCCACATTGAGAATTCAGGCATGTTACCCTCCGATGCCAAGTTGGCTGAAGCCGTAGGCCATCGAGTTCAAGCCCTGGCCGAGGAGTTGCAGGCTGCCGAATTTGTACTGCTGGTCAGTGGCGTAATTCCGATTGGCGATACCGGAGAGTTGGGAGACGGACTGGTTGTAGAAGTCCCCACCGTACTTCGCCAGTGCGATCTTGAGGTTCCCTGAACCGAGGTAGCCTTGGCCCGCAGCTCGACGCTCGACGGCATCCAGCCCAGCTTCGTACCCCGGCATGCTCGTGATGCTGTCAGGGTTTTGGAGAAGCTGGGCAAGTTGCGCCTCGGCGATGCGGGAGGACTGAGTACCTCTGGAGGCTTTGTTCAGCCCATAGGCTTGGTACAGGCCGATCCCACCTTTGAGAATGTCGCCCCAGCCAGCCAGACTGCTGGCAGAGAGGGAAGACAGTCCACCTCCGTTCATCCCGTTGACCATAGCAAAGTCAGCGTTCTGTCCGAAGTTCGGGTTTGTGATACCCTCTGGGTTGAAGACAGAAGGGTCTGTGACAGCACCCTCAGTTCCACCTGCACTTTGACCAAAGCCGCCGCCTTCCCACGGACTCGCAGCCTCGCCGCCGTAGCCAGCACCTTCGCCGACGACGGTCGCGTCTCCACCGCCGTACGCCATACCAGCACCTGCGCCAGCTTCAGCCGTACCACCCATGGCTGCAGGAACTGCTGCGTCCCAGGCACCGACGCCGGAGGCAACGCCTTCGCCAAGGAACGCGCCATTGCCAGCAACAACTCCGGCTTCCGTGGCACCTGCGCCAGCTCCGACACCTGCCCCAACTCCGGCCCCGCCAAGCGCTGACGCAGCCCCGTAGCCACCAAGGACAACGGCAGCCATCTTCGCGTAGTCGTCTGAGCGGAGAGATGGTCCTTCGTCAGCCCAGGAGGTTTGGCCCACGATCTTTCCGCTGGGGTCTCGCAGATACTTGGTGAGCTCGTAGTCCTTACGCGATGTACCGATGGTGTAGCCTTTGAGGCGATCCCAGTCAGTCGTAGCGACGTCGGCCCTCGCGTCATCGAAGCGGGTATCACCACCTCTGTACCCGCCGAAGGTGACCCCAGCGCCGTACTGGTTTGTGCGGTTCGGGGCGGAGGTAAATCCCTCCCACAGACCCGCTTGCTGGAGGAGACCTTGCAGGTCATACGCAGCGTTGGGGGATGCTTGCAACGTGCTGACGTCGGACCACTGAACAGGCTGCCCTGTGTGCGGGTCGATGAGATCTGTTTGAGCTGGCATGGTGAATCCTTTTTACCAGGTAGGGATGTAGCGGATCGTGCCGTTATCGTCGAAGGGAACCCACTTCGTCGGATCACCTGCGGCTGGGGAGTTGTTCAGCGTACCGATAGCGGCGCCAGCTCCGTTTGTCATGGTCACAACTGTTGTGACGAGAGCTGCTGCTGTGGGTGCGGCTGCGTTGAGCGTGTTGATCGTGGTCACCTGATCGAGGAACCACTTCAACCAGATGGGGTCAACTGTGTAACGCCCACCCTCGAGGACGATGAAGTCGCGCTGCAGTGGAGGCGGGCTGAGCATGCTCATAGCGTCCCCAGGTCAGCATGCAAGTCGACGTAGCGAAGGCGGAGGGGCAGGTTCTGCTTGTGCCTGAAGTTGTGCGCACGGCGGCGGAAGGTTCCCCAGTCCTGAAGGATAGGCCTCTCCAGCCCAAGGTCGAAGCTGCGGAAAGAACTCCAGGTCTGGTAGTCATCGTCAGAGACGCGACATTGGAGGAAACTACCCGGCGTCTGATCAGCGCAGATCTCCATCTGATTGACCATCTTGCGCATGCGGGAGCCGCCATCAAAGTTGGGTGTGTAGAGATCAAACTCGAACAAGCCCCCGTGGTCTTTGTAGTAGCTGGCCGACAGCTGGAACATGCCGCCACCACTGTTCGTCTGGAAGTAGAGTCGAGTCCCAAGGTACCCAGCTCCGAAAGTCGGGCGAACTCCAGTGTCGCCAAAGTTCCAGCCATCCCAGATGGACCAAAACTTCTCTTCAATGTCGTAGGCCAGAACTCCGTTCACGGTGGACAGGAGGTAGAATTTGTGGCCAGCGATCGTTGCGCCGAAGGACCCGATGAGGCCGTTGTTGATGAGCAGACGCTCGACAGCTGACGTACTGATGGTGGCGGCTTTGAGCCCAGTCATGCTGGATACGCTATAGGCTCCGGTCTTGCTTGCCGATACCCAGTAGAGAACTCCGTCGATGTTGGCCACTGTGACACCATCAGCGCAACCGATACTCAGCTTCGCTGCCTCGACTCGACCGAGAGGGGAGCCAGCCGCATTCTGCGCGTCGTAGAAGACTTCCACACTACTCGTCTTGAAGGCGACGAGATAGTTCTGCTGCTTCGCGATTGCAACTCCTTGGCCGCCGTCAATCTGCACTTGGATGGAGTTGAGAGGGTCCCAGGAAGTTGGATTGTTGATTGCACTTCCAAGGATGTAGTTGTCAGGCGTCATGACGTAAGTCGTGCCGTCGATGTACACGGAGCCTGGGACCGTCTCCGGCGGGTAGTCGGGGTCGACCACCTGAGTCAGCACCGCACCATAGGTGACGTAGGCGAAGCTGTCGTTGTGGAAGAAGGCGCCGGGAGTTGCTCCGAGGTAGTCGGAGAACCAGTAGGACGAACCATCGCCTGGGCCGAGGTTCCCGAGAAGTGCGTTGTTCTTGTAGACCGACGCTGTTGCGTTGTCGCCGTAGACGCTGTACAGACTATCCGGCCCGCCTGGGAGTCCCCAGTTGTAGACGCCGATCCCGGGCCTGCCTGGGGGATCACGAAGGTTGATGCGAGTGCATCCAGGGCGCTTGTAGCACCAGACCTCGCCAGCCGCATTCGTCTCCACATAGCCGTTGACGAGCTTTGCGTCCTTCTCGCTCGTGTTGTCTCGGTTGGTCGAGGTAGCGACGAGCGGGAGTCTTGTCGGTTTCTGGTCGCTCATCGGAAGCCTCCGCCACCAGTCATGCGCATCGCGTCAGGGGCAAAGCGGGTCGGCGCATCTTCCACGTCCCAGTCCTCGAGCGCCGTGCGGTAGCTCTTAGCCCTCCGCTCGCAGCGGTCCATGATGACTTGCGGCTGGCCGGTGCAGATCTCATCAGCCAAACCCCACCGAAGCGCCATCGTCCACTCCGTCGGGAACATGGTCACCTGGGTGAGGGAGATGAAGTTGGCAATCTGCGTCTGGACGACAAGGTGCGCCGTACCTGTGGCTGCGACGGTATCCGGCACGAGCCAGAAGAAGACCTTCATCAGCGTCGACTGCTTGTCCACGAAGTACGAGTTGAGTTGGCCCTGCTGCGTGATCTGGGAAAGCCTCACATAGTCATTCCAAGCCATCGGGATGAGTGGGCGGCGAATGCCGTTCGCATCGGAGTAGTAAGCCTCTACAACGCGCAGCGGCTTGTCCATCACCACCGTCCCCGCAGGGCCAAAGGTGTACTGCGCCACGCCTGCGGTGAGGGTGACGGAAAGATCTTGAAGGAGGAAGAGTTTGAGACCTTGGGTCTGCCAGAGATTGATCATCTCGTTCAGACGCGCAAGGTTCTCAGCGTAGTCCTCGGATGTAGGTTCCTGGCTGCGAGCGAGGAACCCAGCATCCTTCATAGCCGATCGGATGATCCAACCTGCTGTGTTGACTGCTGGGGTTGTCATGAGAGTGCCCTCAGTTGCGGCCGAAGTGCGTCTTCACGTACTCGCCAATGACGAAGAGAAGCCAGCCGCCAAGACCCAGGGCAAGCCCTGTGAGGGACTTGTCGATGATGGCCTCCTGCAGCCGCTCGCGACGAGCTTCCCTCTTCATGGCCAGTTCGATCCACTCACGCTCTTCTTTCGAAGGCATGTGCAGACGAACGGCTTCGGTCACAGCCTCAGCCACAGCGCCGCGAACCAGAATGCTCGTGCGAAGATCCCTCTCCATTTCACGATTTTCCCTCTCAGCGCCAGTCTCGTCTGTGACACGAAAGTGGCGGGGTTGATCAGAATGATCGCCCACATCACACCCCCAGTTTGATGCACTCGAGCAGGATCGAGTAGGACTGGATACCGGAGGCCCAGCCGGTGGTGGTCAGCAGCAACTTGCCATTCGATCCCGCTCCGAGGGGGGTGGGCTGGAGCAGGCCGCTTGAGGGCTTGAACCTGAAGTGACCGAACCCGTTGAGTGTCAGCGCCACGACGTCAGCCGTTGCGTCCCAGAGGAGTTGGCAGCTGAGCTGCACCGACATACTGTAGCTCACCTTGTCGATGCGCAGGCCGGTGGCGATGGGGGCAAGCAAGGCTGGGTCGATGAGAGTGCGTGTGGTGACGTTTGAGGTGTCCAGAACTCCGTTCGCCAAGATGACAACATTTCTGTCGCCATCCAGAAGGGTGATCTCCGTTGTCGCGTTTGCCATGAGAATCTCCTAAGAGAAGGGGCCGAAGCCCCCTCATGGTTTAGTTGGCGCCGATGGCGGGGAGAACGAACGCCGAGGCGTCTGCGTCACCGATCATCAGGTTGTTGGAGTAGGCCAGCTTCAGACCTGTTGCGAACGGCACGATGGCGGTTACTTGGACGCAAGCCGCGTAGTTGTCGCTCACCCAACCCGTGCAGGTTGTTGCAGTTCCGCTGATGAGGAACCCGCCAGTCGTCGTCGTGTTCGGCCGGAAGACCAGATTGCGGGCCATCAGGAAGAACAGGAGGACGGAGGCACCCGCGGCCAGAACAGCTGCGGTGTCGTTCAGGATGGCCAGGACGATGTAGTTGTCCGTGATGGCCACTCGGCTCTGGTTCGCGGCGATCTTGACCGGAGTGGTGGCTGCGGTTGTGCCGAGACCGAAGACATGGTTTCCAGTGAACTGGAGGCCATCGGCAGCGTTGGCTGCGCCGGAGGTCGTGATGATGGAGACGAAGTTCAGGATGGACGACGAGTCTCGCATCGAGCACTGGTCGCACCAGAAGCTCGCAGCGGAGACCGTGAACAGCGTGGTGATGGCCGCGAAGTTGGCCAGGAACAGAATGTTGCGGACGGTGACGTTGGCCGCAGTCACTGCGATGGTCGCCGTTGCTGCGCTCAGCGTGAACGTCGGGCGGGAGGTGCCAGTTCCGAGGCCGATGATGGCCACGCCTGCGACGTCGAACGCCAGTGCCGTTGCTGTGGAGATGGTCTCCGCATGGCCAGGCTTGACCATGATGATGTCACCTCGCCCAGCGACGCATTGAGAAATGGCGAAGTCGAGCGTTGCGAACGGACGGTTGTAGGTGCCATCGTTCGAGTCGCTCCCACCCTTCTGGTTGGGTGCGAGAACGGTGGAGTTGCTCACCCAGACGGTCTGACCGGGTTGGGTGAGGGTGAGCGGCAGCTCGCGGAGGGAAACTCCGTAGTTGAAGCCCTGGGGGAAATTGGTCATCGGCATAAGGATCTCCTTAGGAGCAAGTCACCTGGCTATGCGAACCTGGGTGAACAGTTGTGGGAGGGGCTATCCAATTCAGCCCCTGTTGAATTCAGGGATTCAACCCCCGATTACGGACCGTTGCTGCCGAAGATGCCGCGCGGGTCAGTGCATCCCGGGCTGCAACGCATGTAGGCCGAGGCCTTCGCGTTCTTCGTGTCGAAGTCGTTGTCCTGGTCGAACATCGGCCGATCGCGCCAGAACCACTGCATGCCACTCGGGCAGTTCGTGCGGATGAACCAGGCGTGCGGCGCTGTGAAGTAGTGGTTCATCTTGATGCCGCCAGGGAACGCGTTCGTCGCCTTCAACACGTTGATGTTGTTGTTGGCGGAGTCGGACTGGAGCACCGACTGCAGGATGCGGTTGGCGTTGTACCACTCCTGGCGCGGGACGTGCAGCGACTGCGGCATGAGGTTGATCAGCAGACCGCGGTCCGTCGTCACGCCCATGATCTGGATGGTCAGGTCCTCGATCGCCTGCTCCGACAGGTCCGCTGCCGGGGTGAGGGCGTTCGAGTAGTTGCCACCAGTCGCCTGGACGTGGGAGGCCGAGCACAACGCCGCACCATCACCCGTGGTGAAGTAGGTGGTGGAGAAGGCGTTGTTGTACAGGAAGGCGCCGATGTTCTCGAGCGTCTGGTTCATCGCGAACGCGTTGGCCTTGGCGCGGCGAGTGGCGACGATCTCGTAGAGGTTGTCGCGCAGCTCTTCGTAGGTCACGATGTAACCCTGCGCGTACGCGATGTGCGTGTAGCGCGAGATCGCACCCTGAACTTCCGAGTCGTACTGCACCGGAGCGCCTTCCGACTTGATCGGAGCCAGGCCGAAACCGGTGATCTGCACTTCTTCCTCGTACGCCTTGTCGGAGTCGAGGACGTCGTACAGGTCGGTGTACTCGGTCTGGTGTTCCGTGTAGATCTGACCCCAGGTCGCGTGGACCCCAGGCCAGAGCAGTTTGGGGTGTGAGCCTGTGTTGATGATGCCGGGCATCTGAGTTCTCCTTGGGTTGGTTGGGACTTAGACGCCAGCGGTGCCGGCGGCGAAGTAGTGGTTGTTGATCTTCACCAGCCACTTGGCGTAGGTGCCGTAGGCGTTGTCGCGCCGACGAACCAAGCCGAGGAGCTTGAGCTGGAGCGTCGCGGTGGTGGCGGCGGAGCCGTTGTCGAGTGCCCACCCGGAGAGGTAGCCAGAGTTCACGCCCGAGATCAGGTTGAAGTTGTTCCCGATGTCGGAGGCGGTCAGCGCGGCCCCGGCACCGCCTTCTTGGATCTCGAAGATGATGTTCGGGTCGTCTGCGACGAGGACGTAGTAGTCCTTCGTCTTGGCCGCCGGGATGACAGTCGTGTTCAGATTCGTCGGATCGGCCATGAAGCCGCCTGCGACGACCGAACCGGCCGAGACGATCGCGCCGAGAACCGGGTTGCCGGTGCCTGCAGTGGCGAGAACAATGCCAGGGACACCGTTGGCGTCGCCAGCAGCACCCATCGCAACCGGATCACCGATGGCGAAGGCGCTGCCGTTGGCAGAAGGGATGTAGTAGAGAGTGGCCTGGCCGCTCCAGGAAGCACCGCTCAGGTACTTCTTGGGGGCGAGACCCATGAGGGAAGACGTGTTGGCCATTTAGGACCTCCGTTTGTCGAACATTGTGCCGTTTCTGCGCTGATCGACGTACCGCAAGCGCCTGTCGCTCGGGCTTTCGCCGGTCTGTGCAGCGTTCATCTGGCCGCCGCGCAAGGCTTCCACCAGCGCGTCGGACTTTGACTCGAGTGCCTTTTGATCTTCGTTCCAATACTCGATTGGAAGTTTCATGAGAATGAGTCGCGTCGGTTGGCCGCCGTTGGAGGCGTGCCCACCGGCCACAACACTGACTTGGCTGCCCATGTCGGTGCTGCCGTTCTGACTCAGGTCGTCTGCGATCCCGTGGCGAGAGACGTTCACCTCGTCCTGTTCGACGAAGCGATAGCCCGCACGCTGCGCCTGGGAGATGCGTTCGGGCGTGCCGAGCATCCAGTGCAGGTGGTAACCAGGGATGTCAGGAACCGCCAACTTCTGGTTCGGTACTGACATGGGAATGCGGTCCGGCTCACGGAGTTTCGTGGCCGGGCCAGACGCCGGGTTGCTGTGGGGGATGTCGAGACTCATGATCATTCCTCTGCGAAGTAGAGCTTCGCGTAGTGGGTACGGTAGTCCGCTTCGGTCTTGAAGGCGGCGGTACCGGCGAACTTCTTGGCCTGCTTGTCGCAAGCCGCCTTGGCTTCCTCGGGGAGCTGGTTGTAGCCCTTGGTGCGAGTCGAGCCGCCGCCTTGGGTACCAGCACCACCGCGAGAACCTTCGACCTTGTCGGCCGGAGGATCACGGCGCGGGTTGAGGGTTGCGTCGACTTCCTGAGCGACCTTCTCGTAGAACTTGACTCCGACCATCGTTTCACCAGCGGCACGCAATTCCTGCGCGATGCCGATGGCGAGAGAAGTTTTGCGGCGATCCACACCAAACCACTCGTTGCCGGGTTGCGACTTCCAGGCAGTGAAGGCGGGATCGACGCCAGGCTCGGCTTTGGCTGCCGAAGGCGGCGCACCAGCGCCCTTCTCGGCAACACGAATGTCGATCAGCTTTTCCGTCAGCTCGGCCTCGGCAGCCGCATCGCCGTCTTTCTTGGCGGCAGTCAGCTGTTGCATCAGCTCGGCTTTCGCTGCCTTGACGCGATCACGAACGATCTCCGCACTGGACTCACGAAGCTGTGTGATGGCTTCGTTTGCCTGCGCGAGCGCGGTCTGCATGGAGGTCAGTTCCCCCATCAGACGCTGATTGTTTGCTCGGAGGATCGGCATGATCTCGTGACCACGCTGGACGAACGCGTCGGCATCAGCCCAGCGAGCGGGGTCACCGCGGAATTCCTCCTTGGGAACCCAGCCAAGCGTCCGAGCTTCGGCGATGACTTCGGGGCTCGGGCCGCTACCCTGCTCTTGGTTCACGTCAGGCATGTTCCTTCTCCTTGGTGATGCGAGCAAAGACATCACGGTCGTTGACCATGAGGTAGCGCTCGCCGTCGTTGGGACCGATCGCGAGGTAGCCAGCCATGCGGGCCACGAGAACCTTGTCGCCGGGTTGGCAACGCTTGGGTTCGTCGGGATAGCAGGCCGGCCCGAGTTCGACAACGACAGCGCGCTGTTCGATCATCACGGTACGATCCTTGACGTTTTCCGGGATCACGATGAGGCCCTGCTTGCGCTCGGGCTCGTAGTGCTTGAGGAGGATTGCTCGACCGAGGGGGGCGAGACCGCTTGTGTTTTCCATGACTTCAGTCCTTTGCTTGGGTTTCCAGATCTTCGTACTCGATCTCGATCATGCTACGAAGCGCCTGACATTCACCGAGTGCTTTCGCATTGGCGATGGCAGTTGCTTGGTTGCTGGCGTCGAGAAAATCGCCATTAGCCCATTGATCCTTGTAGGCCTCCAGGCGCTCCAAACAGAGCGTCTTGAAGGCCCGCGTTGCTGGGTGCAGCAGCCAGTCTTGAAACTCCTGCTCCGTCACCGCCGGTTGACTCATCTTGCTTCTCCATTGACTTGAGCATCAGTTCGATGCGACCACGCAGAGCTTCGTCGTGCGCTTTCAGGGAGGAGAGAGCGGCATCGAACGCTGCCAGCTCCTTGCCCTGCTCCAGAGTCTCCGCTTCTGCCATTGCCTTGGAGGCGAGGGCGGTGAGCTCGAGGATCTTTGCCGTGTTGAGGCGTTGCTCTTCCATCATGCTGATGACGAACTCGGTCTGCTGCTGCTTGAGCTTCATGGCAGTGGCCTGGAGGTCGAGCTTCTTCAGCGTGACCTTGAGGTTTTCACCTTGCGGGACCTTGTCCGGACCGGGGTAGAGGACCTCAACGCCTTCGACTTTGAGGGCACGGAGAAAGTTGTGTTCGACCGCTGTCGTGTCGTAGCCAGGAGTGCCGGCAGCAGCCTGCTTGAGCATGACTGCTTGGTTCATACGCTGAGCGTCGGAGGTGACGTTCGGATCGCACGCAGGGATGACGCGGTTCGGGTCGTTGAGGTAGTCTTCACGCAGCGCCTTGAGGCCAGCTGTGCCGAAGCTGACGGTGGTCGGAAGGTACACAGCGTTGAGCATGTACAGCTTCTTGAACT